AATTGGAACGGAGAGATACATCTCTTTGATATGCGTTCCAAACAAATCTATGTCGGTTTGTTAGATAAGATTGTATCCTTCTGCGAAAACTATGGATACACCTATAAATTTGAAGACAATAAATTTTATGGCACTCCATTTGAAGAAAATGATAATATCTCAATGGAGGGTGTCAAAGATTACATGCACTCTATTTGCTCTCATACTCCTCGTAAATACCAAGTTGAGGGAGTATACGGTGCTCTAAAGCATAACAGAAAGTTACTGATAAGCCCCACTGCTTCAGGCAAATCTTTGATGATTTATTCTCTTGTGAGATATTACGTAGACCGAGGAGAAAAAATCCTTTTAGTTGTTCCAACGACATCTCTTGTAGAGCAGATGTACAAGGATTTTCTTGATTATGGTTGGGATGCTGAGTCATACTGTCACAAGATTTATTCTGGAAGGGAGAAGAGTAATGATGCTCCAGTGACAATTACAACTTGGCAATCTGTATATAAACTAGAACGATCTTTCTTTGAAGACTATGGTTGTATTATAGGCGATGAAGCACATTTATTCAAGTCCAAGTCATTGATTAATATCATGACTAAACTTCATCATGCAAAGTATCGTTTTGGTTTTACTGGAACTTTAGATGGCACACAGACGCATAAGTGGGTCTTAGAGGGTCTATTTGGTCCATCATACAAAGTGACAAGAACTGATGAATTGATGAGACAGGGACATCTATCTCAACTTGATATACAATGTCTTGTACTTAAACATCCACCACAGAAGTTTGAAACTTATGAGGATGAGATACAGTATTTAATCGGACACGAACAGCGTAATAGATTCATTCGTAATCTAACACTTGATCTTAAAGGGAATACTCTTGTTCTTTATGCAAGAGTCGAAGCACATGGATCCGTACTCTACGATGAGATAAATAAAAACAAGAGTGACGACCGTAAGGTATTTTTTATTCATGGAGGAGTAGATGCAGAAGAGAGAGAATTAGTAAGAGAAATAACTGAGCAGGAATCTAATGCAGTTATTGTTGCTTCCTATGGAACTTTTTCTACTGGTATCAACATTAAAAACCTCCATAATGTTATCTTTGCCTCTCCAAGTAAGTCCAGAATCCGCAATCTTCAAAGTATTGGACGAGTTCTTAGAAAAGGAAAAGACAAAGTAAAAGCAACTCTGTATGATATTGCAGATGATTGTACAACTAAGTCTAGACGAAATTACACACTCAATCATTTCATAGAAAGAATTAAAACATATAATGAGGAAAACTTTAACTATGAGATAATCACTATTCAACTAAAGGTATGATAGAAGACGATTTTTACGCAACACTAAAATTAAAATCAGGTGAAGAAATATTTGCCAAAGTAGCTGCATCTGAAGAAGATGATAGAACAATGCTTTTGGTTTCTAATCCAATCATTGTCGGTGAAATTAAAAGTAAAATAGGAACAGTTGGATATAAAATAGAACCTTGGTTGAAAACAACAACCGATGATATGTTTATCTTAAATATGAATGACGTTCTTACTATGTCTGAATCGTCTGATGTAGAAATGATTATGATGTATCAAGATTATGTTAGATCATCTAATAAACTTCCTGGTGGCAATCAATCTAAACTAGATCGTAAAATGGGTCGTCTAGGTAATGTAAATGATGTAAAAGAGATCTTAGAGAAGATATTTAAAAGTACCTAAAGCTTCCTTATCAACCCTGACAGAGTTAGTCTATATGGTATTGTAGAACTTGTCAAGTGTTTGTATAGATGATATAATCTATACATATTATGAGTTACCTTTATGATTCAACCCGGTATGACAAGAAGAAAAAGGTCAGAGCATTACGTTAATAATAAAGAGTTCCTTGCAGCCTTGGTTGAATATAGAACTCAGGTCGAAGTCTCTTATAGAAAAAAGTTTGGAGAAATTCTCTCTGAACAAGACAAATCAGAAAGAGCAAGAAGGTGGGATACGAAACCACCAATCCCACGCTATATTGGTGAGTGTTTCTTGAAGATTGCAAATCACTTGTCCTTCAAGCCAAACTTTGTGAACTACATGTTCAAGGAGGACATGATCTCTGATGGAATCGAAAATTGCGTTCAGTACATTCATAATTTTAATCCTGAGAAATCCCAAAATCCTTTTGCTTACTTTACGCAGATCATTCATTATGCGTTTCTCCGCAGGATCCAAAGAGAGAAACGTCAACTAGAAATTAAGAACAAGATTATTGAACGGTCTGGTTACAGTGAGGTGTTTGACGATAACAACACCCTTGACGGATCGAACTATTCCGACTACAATCAAATCAAGGATAATGTTCATTCCAAACTGCGTGGTTGATGAAAGTTGCTATCATTACTGATCAACACTTTGGTTGTCGTAAAAATTCTAAATTATTTCACGACTACTTTCTAAAGTTTTACAATGATATTTTCTTCCCTTATTTGGAAGAGAATAATATCACCACTATTATTGATATGGGTGATACTTTTGATAGTCGTAAAGGTATTGACTTTTCTGCACTGGCATGGGCAAAGAATAATTACTATGATCGATTAGAAAGCATGGGCATCCATGTGCATACGATTGTTGGTAATCACACAGCATACTATAAGAATACTAATGATGTAAATGCTGTAGATTTGCTTCTTCGCGAATATGATAATGTCACCATATATTCTGAAGCAACTGAGGTTGAAATTGGTGGTCTACCCATACTTTTCATTCCATGGATCAATCAAGACAATGAAGAAAAAACTTTCAAGATTATTAAAAATTCAACTTGCAAAGTCGCGATGGGGCACCTTGAACTCCAAGGATTTAGAGCTCATAGAGGATGCATCATGGATCATGGTCATGCGAGCGAGTTATATTCAGAGTTCACCAAGGTCTTCAGCGGTCACTACCACACTAGATCGGATGATGGACGGATCTATTACTTGGGAAATCCGTATGAGATGTTCTGGAACGATGTCGGTGATCGGAGAGGATTCCACCTCTTTGATACAAAAACTGTGGAACATACTCCAGTAGATAATCCATATAAAATATTTTATAACATCTACTACGAAGATACTAATTATCAAACCTTTGATACTAGAGAATATGAAAATAAAATTGTAAAGGTAATTGTTCGACAAAAATCTGATATCAAAAAGTTTGAAAAATTTATTGACAAACTGTATGAGTCAAATGTCTTTGAATTAAAAGTTGTAGAAAACTTTACTGTAGAAGAAGCGGAAGATTTTGAGGCATTTGAATCTGAGGATACACTTTCTATTTTAAACAGATATATTCAGGAAGCTGAGATTAATCTTGATAAGTCTAAACTCCAGAACTTTATGAGAAAGACTTATCAAGAGGCATGTGAGTTAATCTGATGTATATTCTGACAATCTATGGCAAAGAAACAGATGGTGCTTATTCTGTAAATGATTCGGAAGGAGAACAAATTCTTTATTTGTTTGAAGGTGAAGATGATGCGATGAGATATGCTATGATGTTGGAAGAAGATGGCAGCCCTGATATGCATGTCATTGAAGTTGAAGATGAAATAATGATCAAAACTTGTGAATTGCATGACTATAAGTACACAGTGATCACTAAAAATGAACTCGTAATTCCTCCTGAAACTGAACATGATTTTATTTGAAAAAGTACGTTGGAAAAATTTTCTTTCAACTGGTAATCAAGATACTGAAATTAATTTAAATAATCATGCTACCAATTTGATTATTGGAACTAATGGTGCAGGCAAAAGTACATTGCTAGATGCACTGACTTTTTCTTTGTTTGGAAAACCTTTTCGTAAAATTAATAAACCACAACTTATTAATTCTGTCAATGAAAAAGACTGTAGAGTTGAGGTTGAGTTCACTATTGGAACAACCAGTTGGAAAGTAATTAGAGGAATTAAACCAAATATTTTTGAGATCCATAAAGACGGATCTCCAATGAATCAATCTGCAGCAGCAAATGACCAACAGAAGTGGTTTGAGCAGAATGTTTTGAAGATGAATTATAAGTCATTCACTCAAATTGTAATTCTTGGTAGCAGCACTTTTGTTCCTTTCATGCAACTTTCTGTATCTAATCGTAGAGATGTGATTGAAGATCTTTTGGATATTCGCATTTTCTCTACAATGAATACTGTGATAAAGGAAAAGATACGTACCATAAAAGAAGAACTCAAAGTATTAGAACTTAAAAAAGAATCTCTGAATGATAAAGTTCAGATGCAAAAGAATTTTATCGATGAGTTGGAAACTCGTGGCAAAGATAATATCAAACAGAAAGAGGATAAAATACGAGGTCTTTTGAATGAAGAGAATGATTTAATGAATGCCTGTGAAGGTATGAATGAAGAACTTCTTTCTGTTGAAAAGAGACTTGAAAATCATTCTGGTGCTACAGAAAAACTTCGCACACTTGGTAACCTCAAAGGTAAGATCTCTAACAAAGTGTCAACAATTACAAAGGAACATAAATTTTTCACAGAGAATACGGTCTGTCCTACCTGCAATCAAGACATTGAAGAGACCTTTAGAATAAATAGGATTAGTGACGCTCAAAATAAAGCAAAAGAGTTGCAATCCGGTTATAAGGAACTGGAGGGAGCAATTAAAAAGGAAGAGGATCGAGAGCGTCAATTTACTACTCTATCGAAGGAGATTACTAAACTAACGCATGGCATTTCTCAAAACAATATTAAGATCGCTGGATGTCAACGACAAGTCAGAGATCTGGAATCGGAAATTCAAAGAATTACCGACCAACTTGCAAACAAAAGTTCTGAGAATGAAAAGTTAGCTGCCTTCAAAGACAATCTAAAAACTACATACGACGAACTTGCTCAACGCAAGGAAACGATTAACTACTACGATTTTTCGTATAGTTTATTAAAAGACGGTGGAGTTAAATCCAAAATCATTAAGAAGTATCTACCGCTGATAAATCAGCAAGTAAACCGTTATCTTCAGATGATGGATTTCTATATCAACTTCACACTTGATGAGGAATTTAACGAAACCGTCCAGTCACCAATCCACGAAAACTTTTCCTATTCTTCTTTCAGCGAGGGAGAGAAGATGCGAATTGACTTAGCACTCTTGTTCACCTGGAGAGAGGTGGCAAGAATGAAGAACTCTGTTAATACTAATCTGCTCATCATGGATGAAGTGTTTGATAGTTCTCTTGACGGATTTGGAACAGAAGAATTCTTAAAGATTATTCGGTTCGTAATCAAGGATGCAAACATCTTTGTTATCTCCCATAAAGAATCTCTGCACGATAGGTTTGCAGATGTAATTCGATTTGATAAAGTGAAGGGATTTAGTAGGATGATCTGATGCCAACTTTTAGACACAAGGAAACTGGCAGAAGAGTATTTTTTGCACACATACCAAGAACTGCTGGTAGATTTGTTGAGGCAAATTTACTAGATAATGGATTCACCTGGGATGATGATTACTTAAATCAAGGCCATGGTGTAATGTCGATTGTGAATGGATATGAAATTGCACACTATCATAGAGAGCACTATGAAAAATATCTTGATGTTGAGGGTATCCCACATTTTTCTATAGTACGAAATCCAATTACCAAATTTATCTCAGGATCAATCTATTTGAAAAGAGCTTATGGTGATGATATTCAATCTGTAATGGAAGATCCATTTATGTTTTCTTCCATGATAGAAAATCTGCCACTGGAGGGATCTATAAATTGGTACAGACCACAAGTTGATTTTCTTAGATCAGATACTAATGTTTGGAAGTTTGAAAATAGATTGGATGATGAGTTTGTAGAGTGGTTGAGTGATATTATTAAAGTTCAATTGAATTTTGATAAAGACATTTATTACCCAAAAGCAGATGATGAGGGAAATAAATTGAAGAGAACTCCAGAACTTGAAAATACAATCAGGATGATGTACAAGAAAGATTTTGAAGTATTGTATCAAAATATGTAAAAAACATTAAGTATGACGTAAACTTCATTAAGTTAGCATACGCTAACTAAATACTGATAGAATTGGAGAAACGATGAATTAAAACCTCTTCGTTATTTTTTGTCCACAGCATGGAGGACAACATGCATAATTTACTATCATATAATCAGTTAGCTGGATGGAAACAAAGCATTCAGAAATTGACAAAAACATTAGACAGCACAATGGAGGAATCTGATTTACTCAACGATTATTACGATTGCTTGATAGAGTGCAGTGAAGACCAAGCAACCTGTAAACGAATTTGCCGAAACATTTTAGCGTAATTGACCGCCATAGACACTAGGAGAACTGTCACCTAATGCCCCCGCCGTAAGGTGGGGGTTTGGTATTATAGGTGCATACGAGACAAAACACATGGCAGTCAAACACGAAATCAAATCTCAACTTGCCAAACTCCTTGCTACTGAGGACTTGATCGTAGAGCACAAGCACTGTGAGACTGCTTGCTTCAATGTTCACACCCGTGTTCTGACCCTTCCTATGTGGGAGAAGGCAAGCAATACTGTCTATGATCTGCTAGTGGGACATGAAGTTGGCCACGCACTCTTTACCCCTGATGAGAACTGGTTGGAGAAAGTAGCTATCCCTCCTCAGTTTGTGAATGTGGTTGAGGATGCTAGAATTGAAAAATTAATGAAACGCAAGTACATGGGACTTGCAAAGACGTTTTTCAAAGGATACCAAGAACTAAATGACGAGGACTTTTTCTCTATATCTGGCGGGGATGTTGATGATTTCAACCTTGCTGATCGTGCAAATTTATATTTTAAGATCGGTAATTTTTTAAATCTCAAATTCACCGAAGAAGAAATGGCAATCATTCGTATGATCGAAGGTTGTGATACTTTTGATGAGGTTCTTTTAGCAGCAGAGGTTCTATATAAGTTTTGTAAAAAAGAGAAGGAAGAAGAGAAAGTAGATGATATGCCGATGCCACCTGGTGAAATGGGTGGGGAGTCTAATGAACCAGCAAATATTCCAGTAACTCAGCAAGATGACAATCCTGGTGAAGGATCTGGTGACTCTGGAGAGCAAGAGATTACTAACCAGGGTGATCAGGTTGCTAGCGCACCACTGAGTGATGAACCTGAGGTGCAAACTGCAGATTCTCTTCAAGGAAACTTGCAGGATCTCATAAATTCGGAGTCAATGGAGAATGTGTATGTTGAGATTCCTCAGGTTGATCTGAAGTATATCATCGCAGAAAATGATGATATTCATAAAGATATTGACCTGTGGTTCAATCATCAGAAGAATAATTGCTCGCAAAGTATTTTTGCGACATCTGATGAAGAGTTTATTAAATTCAAACGTAATGCACAGAAAGAAGTCAATTATTTGGTGAAAGAGTTTGAGTGTCGTAAGGCAGCAGATTCATATGCCCGTGCCACTACAGCTCGCACTGGTGTTCTTGATACTTCCAAACTGCATACTTACAAGTATAATGAAGATCTATTCAAGAAAGTCTCTGTGATTCCTGATGGTAAGAATCATGGTCTGATCTTTATTCTTGACTGGAGTGGTTCTATGAGCCGTGTGATGTTGGATACGATCAAGCAACTCTACAATCTGATCTGGTTCTGTAAGAAAGTTTCTATTCCTTTTGAGGTTTATGCTTTTACTAATGAGTGGAAGAAACCTGA